AAGATGGCTACAGAGTATTGTCAATTGTTGTCTACGGCACATAGGGTATTAGACGGTGAATTGTATTATGATAAGACTAAAAACAATCGTAAGATACAGAGATGGCGTCTACCAGACGATAGAGAAGATATTCTAATGAAAGCAAGTCATGTAAATCACCCATCAAATATTTGGGTGCGTGAATCAAAGTCTAATTATTTAAAACTTTGGAAAATTTATATATCTTGTCTTGCAGAATATACTCATAGATATGGTAAGATACATGGTGCTGGTAAAGCATCATTGATTCTTATGCGTCCACCAACTAATATTAAAGATATAGGTGAAACAGAAATACCACAAGCAATGCCAGAATATTGTAAAGTAGCTGGTGATGTAGTAGCTGGTTATAGAAACTACTATATAAATGAGAAACAGAATTTTGCTTCGTGGAAAAATAGAACTAAACCAGAGTGGTTTTATAATAGATGGAGTAGAAATTATGGGAATGTTTAATGACGCATGGAGAGAAAGTGTGAAAAAAACAAGTAGTATAGGTTATGCCTTATCGCCTGATGTAGAACTATTCAAACAAGATATGAAAAATCTCACAGAGGCTCATTATAATTCTTTAAAAAGAATTAAGGAACTTAAAGAACAAAATATAGAGTTGGAAAAAGAACTTAAAAAAATTAAAGAAACTCTTATTAAAGTAAACGATATGTTAAAAGAAATACGAAAAGAGTATCTACAATAATGCCTACATATGTTCTAACTAATACAAAGACAAAAAAAACTTTTGATAAGTTTTGTTCTTATAGTAATTTAAAAAAATATCTAAAAGAAAATCCACATATCAAAAAAGAAATATCAGCACCAAATATTGTAAGTAATACTGTTATTAATAGTCCATCTGGTAAGGGTATGGACGGTGGTATGAAAGAGGTATTCTCAAAGATTGCAGACAAACACCCAAGTAGTGCATTGGCTGATAGATTTGGTGATAATAGGTCAAATAAAGCCAAGAAGGTGGCTAATATTGCAAAGAAACATGGATTAGCAAGTAAAACTGGTGGACAGAATCCAACAAAAGAATATAAGAAGAAGTCCACAGGATATTATTAAAACATAAATAATACTGTGTAATGACAATATGTTTTAATATCGCATTTACACAGGGGATAGGAATTTATTCCTATCCCCAACTAGAATTATGAGGAATTATTATGGCTAAGAAAAACAAAGAAATAAGTACATCAAATTTAATTTCAATAAAAGGTATAACAGAGAATCAAAAAGTAGTTTTTGAATCGTGGGCAAAAGGACAAAATCAATTTCTTTTTGGTGCGGCTGGAACTGGAAAAACTTTTGTATCGTTATATCTTGCAATGAAAGATGTATTAGATTTAAAAACCAAGTTTGATAAAGTTGTATTGGTTCGTTCATTGATTCCGACTAGAGAAATCGGATTTTTGCCTGGCGATGAAGAAGACAAATCTGCATTGTATCAAGTTCCATATCAGAACATGGTTCAATTTATGTTTGAACAACCAAACCAACAAGCTTTTAATATGTTATATGATAAACTAAAATCTCAAGGTAGTTTATACTTTTTATCAACTTCATTTTTAAGAGGGTTGACATTTGATAATTCTATTATTATAGTAGATGAGTGTCAAAATCTCAACTTCCATGAATTAGATACAATTACAACAAGAGTTGGACAAGATTCTAAAATAGTATTTTGTGGTGATTTTACTCAAACAGATTTAACAAAGACCAATGAAAGAAATGGCCTTCACGATTTTCTAAGAATATTAGAAGAAATGGAAGAATTTAATTGTGTAGAATTTACTATAGGTGATATAGTTCGTTCTGGATTTGTAAGAAACTATTTAATTCAGAAAACAAAATTGGGAATAGGAATAGAATAATGGATTTAGATAAATTAAGAAAACAGTTAGAAATAGACGAAGGAGTTAAACATGAAATTTACCTTGATCATCTTGGGTTGCCTACTTTTGGTATCGGTCATTTGGTTACTAAGAATGACGCAGAAAGTGGACAAGATGTTGGAACAGCGGTATCCGAAGAAAGAGTCAGAGAATGCTTCGAGGCCGATGTTTTATCTGTAATAAAAGATTGTAATAAACTTTATGATGACTTTGATGAATTACCAGAGGAAGTTCAACAAATTATAGCAAATATGATGTTTAATATGGGATTAACCAGATTAAGCAAATTTAAAGGAATGAAAAGAGGTGTTGATTCTAGAAATTGGAATCAGGCCGCAGATGAAATGGTGGACAGCCGTTGGTATCGTCAAGTAACAAACAGAGCAGACAGATTAGTTAAAAGAATGAGGTCTGTTTAAATAGGGAATGGATATAATGTTTCCATATAACGAAGATGAAATGGATTGGTTATCTCGTAGATAACATATAATTATATAATGACATATTTTAATCATGCAAAGGTAGACTTGCCACCTGTAAAAGCAAGAAACAAAGATGGTGTTCGTTTATACGAAACACCAGACGGAAAATTTTACCCCTCAATCACTACCGTATTATCAATCAGAAAAAAAGAAGGACTCCACGAATGGAGAAAAAGAGTTGGAGATGATGTTGCAAATTATATTGCAAGAACAGCTGCCAATCGTGGCACAAAAGTTCATCATATGTGTGAGGATTATCTAAACAATATGCATCAAGACTGGCCTGATAAATGGACAGAGCATCAAAAGAATTTTCTGCCTTGGTGTTTATTTCAACGACTATCTCATAGACTAGACAGTATTGATAATATTAGAATCCAAGAAGGTGGTTTATATAGTGATAGGTTGAAACTTGCTGGTAGAGTGGATTGTATTGCAGAATATGACCATGAATTATCTGTTATAGATTTTAAAACATCATCTAAAGAAAGAAATGATGAATGGAATGAGAATTATTATATACAATGTGCAGCCTATGCTGAAATGTATGAAGAACGAACAGGTGAAGAAATTAATCAACTTGTTATATTATGTGTTACAGAAGATGGCGTGGTACAAGAATTTGTAAAAGAAAAAGGTGAATATTTACCTTTGTTAAATGAAGCTATATCTGCTTGGGAGAATAAAAATGATGGATAGAATACCAAATGTTACATTTAAATGTAGAGTTAAAACTGACGGCGAATGGGGCTGGAAAGATATAACAACAGACGAACTTTTTAAAAATAAAAATGTTATTTTATTTTCATTGCCTGGCGCTTTCACACCAACTTGTTCAATATATCAATTGCCTGGCTTTGAAAAAATGTATGATGATTTCAAAGAATTAGGTGTCCACGATATTTATTGTATGTCAGTAAATGATTCTTTTGTTATGAATGCTTGGGGTAAAGTGCATGAAATTAACAAAGTAAAAATGATACCAGATGGTTCTGGAGAGTTTACCAGACAAATGGGAATGTTAGTCAAGAAAGATAATCTAGGTTTTGGATATCGTTCTTGGAGATATGCAATCATGGTTAACAATGGATTTATTAGACAAATATGGGAAGAATCTGGTAAAATGGATAATTGCCCAGATGACCCATATGAAATGTCAAATCCAGAAAACATTTTAGAAGATTTAAAATACGAGAAAGAGACTGCTGGACATGAGAAAGAAACTACTGAAGATTAAACTTAGAAAAAATTTAAATGATACTTTAGGTGGAAGAGCATTTATTTTATTGTTGTTTACTTTATTGGTTTGTGCTGTGATATTTATGTTGCACTCTGCAGCTACTGCTAATGATAAAGTATTTAATAAGTGTAAAGCGTGTCATAGTATAGAAGAAGGTGCAAAACATAAACTAGGCCCTAATCTATGGGGTGTATATGGTAGAGATATTGCATCTGCTGAGGGTTACAAATATAGTAAAGCATTTTTAGATAGACAAGGAATAGAATGGACAGAAGATAATCTTAGAGCATGGTTAACGAATCCTAGATCATTTATTCCTAAAAGTAAAATGATTTTTAATGGATTAAAGAAAAAATCAGATTTAGATAACATGATTGAGTATTTGAAAGTAAAAAGATGAGAAAATCCAATAATAACTATTGACACGAACAATACTATTATGTTATATATAATATATAATTCGTTGAAGTGGAACGAAGATAGGCAGGACATGGGTGCAATTCCCATCACCTCCACCAATCCTATATAATCTCGAATTAGGGGGTGAA